TAAACAATCTTAAGTTAAACAAAGATTGATTTATTTTTATTACTTAAAATAAATACATAGTATAACTAACTTGGAGCTATATTTTGCAAAGAAAAACTCGTAGTATTTTGGAAGAATTAGATTCACTTAAAATCCAAAAAGATAAAAATGCGATTATAGAATCAAGAGCCCAGCATGTAATACAGGGCGCAATTAATCTAATTAATTTCATAAAAGAAAATTACAACACTGAACAAGCTGACGAACTACAACGTAGACTACTTAATAGCATTAGAAATCAAGACACCACTAAGTTTTCTCGGGGTATAAAAAGGATTCATAATGAAAGTAAGTAAATTAAAAAGTAAAGTCAATGAAGGATTCTGGTCAGATTTTGCACAGGGAAAAGCTAAGTTTGGTCGATTTTTTCAACAGAATGCAGAGTTGCGAAATGATCCAAGAGTTATACAAAAGGTAGCACAAAAAGGTTTTTTGGATTTTCGTGATCGTTTAGGTGCTGCCGGCATTAATTTAAAAAATGCTGCCTCTATCAGTACACCCGAGGTACAAGATCAAATCACAAATAACTTAGAAGAATATGTCAGACAGTATATGGCAGGTGGAGATTATGGCGAGGTGCAGAACAAAATAGTAACCGCCATTGAAAAAGTACCACTACCAACCAAAATTGACGAACGAACAATTTATAAATATTTTGAAGATACGGCAAAAGTTCGTGCAGAAGTTTTAATACAGCACGATCAACAGTTGTCAGTTAAATCAACACCTGATTCCATAAAACTACTACAATCTAAAATTGATCCAACTAAAGAGTTAGTTTTTCCATTCAATGGTGCTACAGTTGTAATTAGAAAAAACAAAGAAGGACTAGGATCTAGTGTTTATATTGATGATTGGTCTAAATTAGGCACAACATTACCATCACCAAAATCTCAAAAAATTTATCCTCATACTAATCCGTTATACGAACTAACTGACAGTAATGATGAAGCTGAACACGCAGAGCATGAAAAAAATTTAGATAAAATTTACAAAGAATTTGTTAGATTAACTCCAAAACCAGTTCAAAAATCCATGTTCAGCGACAAACTTAAAAACCTTGTCAGATTACAACTAAGTCTAAATGATAATCAAGAGATAAATTTTCAACATGTTTTTTCGGCTACCAGGGCTGGAGGATCGCCGGTGCTGGTTATAATCAGAAAACTAGGAGTATATGTCTCAAACTATGTTTCAACATCAACTTCTACTGCTCTGCCACCAAAAATAGATTTACGACCTCATGGAGAAATGTATGAAGTTAAACGTCCAGAAAATTTAGAAAAAATTTATGACGTATATGTGGCTGAAGGTAGTCCACCACCACAAGATTACGAAGAAGAACCTTTGGAATAACCTATGAAATTATTTGAATTACAAAATATATCTCCTAAATGGCAACTTACTGAAGCACGGCGAGGCAAAGACTTTCATATAGAACATTTAGAAGATTTGATTTTTAGTGAAGGATTTAACGGTGTCAAACGTGCGTTCAACTATGTAGAAACTTTACGTAAAATGTTTGCTGTTGGACAAGGCAAAATAGAAAAAGTCAAAGCAAAATGGGATGGTTCGATAGATATAGTATGTGGCACTGATCCTACCGATGGTAAATTTTTTATTGGCGACAATCAAGTATTTGAAGTAAAAGAAGCCGCATGCAAATCTACATCCGAAATAGACAAATTTTATCGTGAAGACGAACTGTTAGCCAAAAAACTAAAAGTAGCATATAAGTTTTTGTCATCCCTAGAAATAGGTTCAGTATTAGCTGGTAAATTACTTTTTACAGCAGATGATATCTTGATTTCAAATATTGATGGCAAACAAATGTATACTTTTACACCTAACAACACTACATATGCTGTAGTAGTTGATAGTGAACTAGGAAATACTATTAGTCAAGCCAAAATAGGTTTGTATTTTCATACAACATATGAAGGCAATAATTTATTAGATATGATACCAACATATGATGCAAATATATCTGGCATTAAACAAAATAAAAATGTTTGGTTAGAAAACGAAACTTACAAAGATTATACAGGGATTGCCAGTTTTACTCCAGAGGAAAATGCAAGAATACTAGTTGGTTTGCGTAAAGGTGCGTCAACTATAACTAAACTTGATCCAACAAAATTTAATGCAATAATTAATAACGTAGATTTTTCTAGTTACATGCGAGATTTTGTCCATGATAAGATGCGTGATAGAGAAATGTTAATTGATCCTATGCGTTTGTTGAAAGATTTCATAGAATATTACAGAAAAAAACACGCAGAGAATGGCGAAGGTCAAAACAACAAAAAAATTGAAATTGAGAAATTCATAAGCGATAACTTAAATGCCATTTTAGGTGTATTTTCTATTTACAAAAAACTAATCGAATTGAAAATTCTACTTCTAGATAAAATTAAACAGGTAGAGGCCACGGGGGTATTCGTTAAAGACGATAACGGTTATAAAATAATCACATCTGATGGCTTTGTTGCGATTGGTCATGATCGTGGCATAGTTCGTTTAGTGAATAAAATTGAATATAAAGAGAATTTATAATGAGTCAGAATGTTTTTAAACTAGCTGACGGCACATTAATGTGTCGTAGAATTAATCGTGAAGAAATAATGCCAACTATCAAATGGTTAGAAAAAATAACTGGCATTGATTTTAGTAAAGAGGTAGATGCCAAGGGCATACCAATTAAGTGGCTAGGCACAACTGGAAGAAAACCCAGCAGTGGAGATTTGGACTTAAGTGTTAGTGAAGGTGATGTTACAAAAGAACAATTAAAAAATACTCTAATTCAATGGGCATTAAAATCAGGAATATCGTCTAACGATATCATGAATACAAAGGTAGATCGTGCTAATTGGATGCAAATGTCTGGAGATAATATTCATTTTAGAGCACCTATAATGGGTGACGAGAAAAACGGCTTTGTTCAAACTGATTTTATGTTTAGTCCAGATCCAGTATGGCAACAATGGAGTATGCGAGGTGGTCTTGCAGATAGTCCTTATCGTGGCATGCATCGTCATGTGTTGTTAGCTAGCATCGCTAGAGCGCAGAACTACAAGTACAGCTATAAAAATGCCCTCATTGATCCTACCACTGATCAGACTATAACTAAGAACCCAAACGAAATAGCTAAGGCCCTATTAGGACCAGACGCAACTGCCGTTGATATAGAGACTACAGAAAATATTCTAAAGAAAATTAGATCACGGCCTGACTACGCAACGTTGACTGCTGCTGCCCGTGAAACACTAAGCAAAGAAGGTGTAATGTTACCTGAATCTATCAATGTTGAATCCGTTAGTTGGTTAAGACATCTTATAGATACTTGTGATCGATAAGGATAAACTATGAAACGATTTGTTGAATATTTAGCGGAAGCAATAGGTGATGGTCCTCGCATACCTCATCCCGAAGATGCCATATTTCTTGGCTCAGATGAAGCTATGCAAGCAGCATTGGCACTAGAAGAAATTGTTAATAATCCATCAAGTGGAACAATTAAGTGGGACGGCGGAATAGCTCTTTATTTTGGAAATAATGAACGTGGTGAGTTTTTCATAACAGACAAATATATGCCAGCTAAGGGAGTTTATCCAACAAGTCCAGACGGGTGGCGTGAATACGATGCAAATCGTGGTGCTAATCGTACTGATCTTTATGCAAAAATCGATGCAATATGGGACGGATTAAAACGTAATGTTGGCAATTCACCAGGTGTTTTTAAAGGTGATTTGATGGCTATAAATCCAACTGGGCTAAAATCTGAAAATGGTGTATTCGTTTTCAGTCCAACAACAGTCAAATACACGGTTCCAGAAAATTCCTACATTGGCAGATTACTACAAAATAAAGTTGCTTTGATAGTGGTACATGAGTATGATGGTGCGCCATGGGATGGCAAATCAGCAATGACTAATCGTAGTAATGTTGCAGTTATTTCGCCTAATGCGGATAATAGTTTTGAACTGCCAAACAAAAATGCATTAATATCCATTGTGCGCAAAGCAATTACTACTATATCACGTTACGGTGCAGCCAGCGATAAATTCATAAATAGTCTAGATAATGTTGCGCGTAAATTGATTGCTCAATATTTAAATCACGTTCGCACTAAGCAAACAACTGATGATTTGCCTACATGGCTAGAGCAAAATTCAAACAAAAAACAATATAACAATTTAATAGGTGTAGATGGCAATGGTTATTTGCCTCAAAATCGAGACGGACTAATGGCATTAAATGCAATTTGGAAAAGTATTTTTGATGCAAAAATTGCATTAGTTAACGCTTTTGAAAATCAAGTTCGTGGTTTTAAACAGGAAACTATAGCTGGGCCAGGAGGCGAAGGTATTGTATTTCCTACTAGTAAGGGACTGATCAAACTAATAAATCCTAATTTTGGCATTGCTCATTTTTCAAAGGAACATTGACGAAAAACGCTATATTTTTTAAATTTGATAAATAAAATTATGCGTATATCGCAGCAAACATAAAGGAAATTAAAATGCCAGTTTTTACACGTACAAATGGTAATGCACAAAATGTTGTTAGCGTTGGCAACATTGCATTCAGCACAGAAGCAAGTTCATTAGGAGTACCTATCAGCACAGGTATCGGTAAGCCAATTCAAGCTTTCAGCGTAAACTCAAACGTTGCACTTACAACCGCACTAGGCACTGGTGAGGCAGTAGAAGCAATTCTTCGCACAATCGGATTAAACAGTACACTATTAGCCTATCAGGTAAGCAGTGCTGGTATCGGTGGTGTCACCAACGGTCTTGTTAGCGTAGTCATCGAAGAAAGCAGTTGGGACGCAACTGATTTACAGGCAAACATTGTTGCTCTAGGTACAGTTAGTGGCGTTAACTTGACTGGTGTCAAGGTAGCTCAGCCTGGTCTAAGATTTGTTACCACTGCTGGTGCTTAATTAAATCTGTTTAACAGTAAACAAGGGACATTTAATGTCCCTTTTTTATTTCCAATAAATAAATCTATGAATCTATCTAGTTTATTGAGTATTGAAAATTCATGGATTTGTGTAACTTTAATGGACATTACGTCAACTACAGTTACTCGCGGAGAATCAATGCAAAGACATCAACAAAGAAATTGGGAATCTCTATTGCAGGCTTTATCATTAAAAACTCAAATTGAAGTAGCATTGGCTCCCGAAAAAGTAGAAAATTTTGAGATTAAGAAATCAAATATTTTCGGTAATTTTTACGATCAAGTGCAAACTGTTTGGGCTTTTGGGTTTTATAGTGAATCTAATATATATACCGAAGAGTTATTGATAGAGGATTGTGACAATATTCCAATGATTACTGGATTAGAGGAAACAGCAAGATTTATGCTACCTCTAACTCATACTCGTGGTACATTAAAAAACATTCACTTTATGCAAACTCCACTATTGATATTTGATAAATAATTGTTATATGTGCGGAATTTTTGTATGAACATTACTACTGAAATAGAAAAAAAGAATTTGGAGGCTCATGTGGAACTTTGTGCAGAACGCTATAAAAGCTTAGATGCCAAGCTAGACACTGTTGAAAGAAGAGTTTCAGATGTTGAGAGAAAATTAGAAATCAAAATGGACGCCGTAGAATCTATTCTAGATGACATCAAAACAATAATCACTAACATGCAACAGAAACGAGATCGACAGTTAATAAATTGGGGCATAGGTATAATTACAAGTTTAATAAGTGTTGTTTGCTTTTTGACTTGGCATTTAATAACTAAAACACCATGAAAATAGTAGAACTAACTAACAATTTAAGTATTGCGCTAACTAATGAAGAGGCGAATTTTCTACTGCATTTCAATAAAAAAGATTCATCAAAATATAAATCAGATTTGTCCGAAAGACAAATTTTAATCGCTAATCAATTAGTAAACAAAAATGTATTACAAAGAACAAAACAAGAAGACAGAATCGTCTACAAACGAGCAAATAGGTAAAATTTTAATTGATACTACCGTCAAAAAATTAGATGATTGGGTGTTTAAAGAACTAGAAAAATTAAAGCATGGTGAATTTCCAATCTGCTTAGAGTTTGATGATAAAACGTTATATATCGGTGGCATTTTTATTAAAACGTTAAACAAAAACATGCACAAGGTCTATAACAATGAACAAACCATACACGTTTTTTACAGTAAATACGCTAGCATTCTATACACACTACTTACGCACATTAGATATAACAAATTAGCATCCAACATTTTAGAAAAAGATAAATTAGTCGCAAAAAATTATGACGATATGCAGTACTATAAAAAAATGCAGACTAAATTAGTTAAAAGCAAAAAAACAAA